AAGGTGACTTTGATACTGGAAACGTAAGATACAAAGCTAGAGAAAGATACTCTTTCGGAGTTTCTGACCCTAGAGGTATCTTCGGTGTTGAAGGTGCATAATAACTAAAATTTATGGGGCCGCCTTAAAACGGCCCCATTTATAATTAAATTGATGAGACTTATGAAAAAATTCTTAATAAACATTTGGGCCTACGATCACCACGCAAAATTTGAAGTTTTGTCTGAAGACAACCCAGAAGCTCTTGAAAAAGCTATCCTTGACAAACTTGGAGAAAAGAGTATAAACTGGGATAATCTTGGAGTCAGTTATGACGACAGGAAAAACAGAATAACCTATGAGGAGGTTATAAATGATACAAGACCTTTACAAACAAAAAAGGTCCTTGGAGTTGAAGTGGGAACAGGAGCATCTGTCTGAAGGTAGATACACTCTTGAGATGGTCAAAATTGACGACAAAGTCAGAGAGATCATCACACAGATCAAGCTAGAAGAAGCTAAAGTCGCTCACTTTAAAAACACTATTGATAGTGTAACTCCTGAAGTTTCTGTAGCTACTTAATAAAAAGCTACATCGTTGGAAAAAATCCACTCCACATTACAGGCTCTCTTGCACTCTACTAAAATCTAGTATATAGTTTCATCACTATACAAAAATCAGTTTACATAGACGCGTATAGTCGACGGCCTAGAGACTATGTAAACAGAACTAGGAGGATAACACTATGGCACAAACTACATTTTCAGGTCCAGTACTTGAAGGAAAAGAAGGTGTAAATATTGAGACTAAAAAATCAAATTACACTGTAACAACAGCAGACTCAGGAAAAACTTTTGTAAGTTCTACTGACGGAGTTGTGTTCACACTTCCAGCAATTGCAATTGGTTACTCATTTAAATTTGTAAACAATGCACCTGATGGAGCGAACGCTTTAACAATCAGTCCAGCTGCTGCTGACGGAATCACATATGCTGGTTCTTCAACAGACAATAAAGATCTGATTAATACAAAGGCAACTTCTAAACAAGGTGACTATGTTGTAATTTCATCATTGAATGGAACTGTAGCATGGCAAGTTACTGAAGTTAGAGGAACTTTCGCTAAAGAAGCGTAATAAATAATTTGTGGGGCTTCGGCCCCACATCAATTTTAAGGAGAAACAAATATGTCATCGGATCAAAAATTTACAACGATAACATCGACAGGACAGGTTAAAACTATTTCAGGTGGTTCAACAAACTTAGGACCTTGCAGAATAACTTACATTCAATGTGAAGGTGTTGCGGCTTCTAAAATTATTTTAAGAGACGGAACAACTGGAACAGGTGCTAAAGTTTTTGAAGCTGACTTTGGAACTGAAGGTTTAGATTTGTATGTTCCAGGAAATGGTATTAGGTTTGAAACTGGAGTACACATAACTATAACTGCTACTACATCTGTTACTATCGGTTATACTGGCTAGGAGGCTAAATGGCTAACACTACCTCTGGTACAACTGTCTTTGACAAAAACTTTTCTATTGATGAAATAATAGAAGAAGCTTTTGAACGTTTAGGTATACAACAAGTCAGTGGTTACCAGTTAAAAACATCGAGAAGATCATTAAATATAATGCTTCAGGAATGGGGCAACAGAGGTATTCACTATTGGGAAATAGGTAGTACTCAAATAGATCTTATTGAAGGTCAAGCTGAATATAAGTTTTTTAGATCAACTACTGATGGTACAAGTGCTGTAACAGATCCTGAAAATACTTATGGAGTATCTGATATTCTTGAAGGACAATTAAGAAGTAATAAAGGAACTACTACACAATCTGATTCACCGATGACAAAAGTTGATAGATCAACTTATGCAGGTTTCTCAAACAAACTTTCAAAAGGTACACCTAATCAATACTGGGTACAAAGATTTATAGATCACATAAGTGTAAGTGTTTATCCAACACCAGATTCAACAGCTGCATCAAAAGATATGCACATTTATTATATTAAAAGAATACAAGATGCTGGTGACTATACAAATGCAACAGATTTACCTTTTAGATTTGTACCATGTATGGTTTCAGGTTTAGCTTATTATTTATCAATGAAGTATAACCCACAACTTACACAACAAATGAAATTGTTGTATGAAGATGAATTGCAAAGAGCATTAGCTGAAGACGGTTCTGCATCTAGCACATACATAACACCTAAAACTTATTACCCAGGAGCTTAATGGCAAAGTACGCAACAGGTAAATATGCAAAGGCAATCTCAGACAGATCAGGTGCAGAGTTTCCATACAGAGAAATGGTTAGAGAATGGAATGGTTCTTTTGTCCATGTTTCGGAGTTCGAGCCCAAACAACCACAATTAGATCCAAAACCTATTCATCCAGATGGTATTGCACTTGCACAAGTTAGAACAGATAGAACTGAACCTGTTACACCTAACTTATTACCAAACAATCCATTTAGTTTGACCAGTGGTTCAGGAACCGTGACTGTAAAAGAAATAAATCATGGAAGAAGCACCGCTGATATAGTTAGATTTAGAAATGTACAAGGAAGTCCAGGTGGATTAGCTTATACAGTATTTGAAAATTCTTCAGGATTTAGTATAACAGTTGTAGATTCAAACAGTTACACATTTGCTGCAGGATCAAATGCAAGTGTAACAGAAAAAGGAGGAGGACCAACAGTAACTGCTGGTCCAGTTACAATATCACCATGATAAATCATTTAAAAAACATATTAAAAGGTTTCATAGAATCTTGGGCAGGTTTCAAGGAAGATGAACATATAGAAATGTATAATCCAGTAAATCATTGTGAGGATCACTCTAAATATAAACACAGATGCCCAAAATGTAATCCGAAGGTAAAAGAATAATGGCATATACTTTTGATAATTTAAAAAGCGATATTAGAAATTACACAGAAGTAGATAGTGATGTATTATCTGATTCTATTCTAACTACTATAATTAAGAACGCTGAAAACTCTATCTATAGAGAAGCAGACTCTGATGATAACAGATTTTATGCTACTTCAGATCTTGCTACAGGTAATAGATATGTAACGATTCCATCAGATTTAAGATTTATTAGATATGTTCAATTAACAGATTCATCTGGAAACCAGATCTTTTTAGAGAAGAAGGATACTAGTTATATGGCTGAGTTTTACAATACTCCAAGCACATCTTCTGGTCTTCCAAAATATTATGCGAACTGGGACGCTAATTTCTGGGTTGTAGCACCAACTCCAGATGATACGTACACAATTACTTTGGCTTATACAAAACAGCCAGCAACAATTACTTCAGGCTCTGCTTCGAATGCTGGAACTTATTTAAGCAATAAATACCAGGATTTACTTTTGTATGGATGTCTGGTAGAAGCGTATGGCTACTTGAAAGGTCCAGCAGATATGTTACAATACTATCAACAGGCTTATCAAAAAGCAATGCAAACGTACGCGATTGAACAACAAGGTCGTAGACGCAGAGACGAGTATCAAGATGGTGTTATTCGTACTCCTTTAAAATCACCATCACCATAAGGAGAAAACATAAATGGCAAATATAGTACCTGACTCTTTTAAAACGGACCTGTTAAAAGGAACATTTAATTTTGATTCCTCTGGCGGGGACACTTTTAAATTAGCTCTGTATACAGATATCTCTGGTTTTAGTACGTCTACAACTGCATATACAACTACAAATGAAGTTTCATCTTCAGGAACTGGTTATACTGCAGCTGGTAATACATTAACTAACAACGGAGTGGCTGTGGCAAGTAATATTGCTTATGTTGATTTTGCAGACTTAACTTTTAGTTCTGTAACTTTAACAGCAGACAGTGCACTGATTTATAAGAGTAGCTCAAATAATGAGGCTGTATTAGTTTTAGATTTCGGCGGAGATAAAACTGCAACTAACGGAGATTTCGTTATTCAGTTTCCAACTGCTAATTCTACTAACGCGATCATTAGATTAGGCGACGCTTAATAGAGGATTAAAATAAATGGCTTTTGTTCTAAACGATAGAGTTAAAGAGACAAGTG